AGATAGTTAGAAAAGTAGTTGTAAGTGGCACTAAAGGCTATTGTATAAACGGTAAATTCAGAAGTGTATTGCAACTCCGAAAAGAATTAATTAAGATTGAAAAAATAATTTGTCCATTTTAAAAAAAATATACTATATTTGTACCGCTACCAAGGATGAAAATCTTTAAAAATATATCCCCGTTTAATACATTGCAATTTGTGACATTCTGTTGCACCTTGGTAGCCTTTGTATTATTCGGGGTATTTTTATATTGAACGGTTACGAATTATCAAGAAATTGGTTTGACTGGTGTTTTGAAAACCCCGAAAAAATAAACACAAACCACACAGCTATTTACTTTTTTGCTATTGAACATTGCAATAGGATGGGATGGAAAAATAAATTTGGCTTTCCTTCACAAATGACAATGGATGCTTTAGGTATAAAAAAACATCAAACATACATTAAATATTTTAGAGATTTAGTAGATTGGGGATTTATAATATTAATCCAAGAAAGCAAAAATCAATATTCGGCAAACATAATTAGCCTTAATAATGCAATGCTAAAAAACGGCAAAGCATTGGACAAAGCACTTATAAAGCATACGGCAAAGCAAACAGAAAGCAATGGGCAAAGCAATAGTAGTATAGATAAACAAACAAACAATATAACAATAAACAAAGAAACAGATATATTATATTATAAAGTTGCAGGACATTTAAAATTAACTTTTGAAGAATTTGCTAAACTAAAACAATTTGGATATACTGATACTGAAATAATCTTAAAATTAGAAGCAATAGAAAATAGCACGAGGAACAAAAATTATAAATCTTATTTCTTGACAGTTAAAAATTGGTTAATAAAAGATTACGGGATAAGAAAAGTTTCACAAAATACAGAAATAATTTTAGATTTTTAATATGGAAAACATTAAAGTAACAATATATAAAACCTTGTATGCAGAAGAAGCGTATCATTTGCCGCTTAGTTCTGTTTTAGATAGAATTAAAACAGGTTCTAAAAGTGGTGAGATTATGAAACAAATAAGATTTGAGCCTGATAAATCAAAACAGGATGAACTTAAAAAGAAATTACCATGTATAGTCTTTGCAGGTTTATTGCCAAATGGGAAAAGAGAAGATAATAGAATTACAGACCATAGTAATCTTGCAATACTTGATTTTGATAATTTAACAATTGAACAATTAACTAAATATAGAGAAAAGTTTATTGCGACACCGTTTACTGTTGCTTGTTTTCTTTCTCCCAGAGCAAACGGATTAAAGGTTTTAGTTCACTTAAAAGACGGATTAAAGCATAGGGAATACTACCAAGCATTATTGCACGAGTATCCTGATTTAGACCGTGTAAATATAAATCCATCAAGGGTATGTTTTGAAAGTTACGACCCTAATATTTATGTAAACTACAATGCAACTAAATATTCAAAAATATTAGAACATAAAACAGTTGATATTTATGTTCCTAAAAATGTTGCAGAAAATGATACTGAAAAGTTTAAAAAATTATGTTTATGGATGCAAAATAAAAATGAAACATTTGCAAGTGGTTCAAGAAATATTTATATTCATAAACTTGCAGGTGCTTGTTGTCGTTTTGGTATTGATGAATTTACAACAAAAGAGTTACTTCATGCGGAATATTTAAGCAAAGATTCTGATTTTACAGTTTCAGAAATGAATAAATCAGTTCAAAGTGCGTTTAGAAGAAACTCTTTTAATTCTGCCGAATTTGATAAATCAGGATTTGTAGATAAGCAAACTAAAACAGAGGTAAATATAATTGAAGATACAGATTATGTTAGTGATGTAATTTATGGTTCTGATGTAAAGGAAGGTGCTTTTAAATTACTTAGAAATGGTTATGAATCTGCTGAAACAACAGGGATAAGTGAAATAGATAAATTATGGAAATGGAAAAAAGGCGAATTAAATATTTTAACAGGAATAGGTAATCACGGAAAAAGTAGTTGGTTGGCTTTTATGATGTTAAATAAATCTGCAATGGATGGAACAAGATGGGGTATTTTTAGCCCTGAAAGTTATCCTGCCAATGAGTTTTATCATTCACTATGTGAAATGGTGTTAGGTACGGCTTGTAATCCTTTATCTAACTATATTCCTGATGAAGATATTTACAATATAGTTTACGAATGGGTATCAGAGCATTTTTATTATATTTACCCAAAAGAATTATCACCTACACCAGAATATATAAAATCAAGGTTTTTAGAATTAATTATTAAGCACAAAGTATCGGGATGTGTTATTGACCCATTTAACCAAATGGTAAATGATTATTCTGTTGGAAGGGATGATAAGTATTTAGAATCATTTTTAGGTGATATATCAAGATTTGCACTTATAAATTCGGTTTATATGGTTGTAGTATGTCATCCACATAAATTAAGAAAAACAGATGCAGGTGGTTACGATTCACCCGATGTATTTGATTTAGCTGGAGGTGCAATGTGGAATAATAAAGCAGATAATATTTTAGTTTATCATAGACCAAATAGACATCTTGACCCACAAGACCCGACTTGTGAATTACATACAAAAAAAATAAGAAGACAATCAATGGTAGGTAGTTTGGGCAAACATGAATTTAGATATAGCCACATCCAAAGAAGGTTTATATTTATGAGTTACCCATTATCAGAATTATTAAGTCATCATGGTATTAATTTTAGAAAGCAAGATGAAAGCTATTAACACAGAATATAAAGGACATTTATTCAGGTCAAGATTAGAAGCTAAATGGGCAATATTTTTTGATGAAATAGGCGTTAGATGGGAATACGAAAAAGAAGGTTTTGAAAATAACGGAATAAAATATTTACCTGATTTTTATTTTACCGATTATGATATTTGGGTAGAAATAAAACCAATTAACCATAATTTTAAAGATATTTACAAATGGATTATGTTTACAGAAAAATACAACTTACTTTTATTGCAAGATATACCGAACATAAGACCAACTAAATATTATGGCAAAGGAGGCATTGAATACGATGTTATTCCTTTTGCTGATAAGATAAAAGAAAGCTATGGATTTCTATGGCATTCAGGAGGTGATGAAGACTGGAGTGATGCAGAACCGTTTACAACAGCAATTAAAAAAGCAAACCAATATAGATTTTAAAAAATAATGATAAAAATAAATATTAAGCCTTTATCGGTTAATCAAGTTTGGCAGGGCAAACGATTTAAGACACCTATTTATAAAAGCTATGAAACAAGTTGTTTATGGTTATTACCTACAATAGAAATACCAGCAGCACCTTATGAGTTTTATTATGAATTTGGATTTAGTTCTAAATTATCTGATTTGCTTAATCCTGAAAAACCAATTACGGATATAATTTGTAAACGATACGGAATAGATGACCGATATATTAACCGAATGGTTTTAGAAAAGGTAATGGTAAAAAAAGGTTTAGAATATATTAAATTTAAAATATGCAGCCACATACAAAATTGTATTTAAAAGTATTTGGATATGATATACATGATTATATCCCTTGCGAAATTCCAACTTGTAGTAAACGTGGAGTTGATATCCATCATATTGAATGTCGGGGAATGGGTGGAACTAAAAAGGATGAAGATATTACCAACTTAATGTGTTTATGTAGGCAACATCACATTGAATACGGAGATAAGAAGCAGCATAAAGAAATGTTAAAGAAAGTTCATTTAGATAATTTATCACGTATTATTTAGAATGATTCCAAATTAGCAAAAACGATAAATATATGAAATGAATGAACGTATTTTGCCTTACAATTAAACAATTAAAAAAATGAAAATTACAGTTAAAGAAACAATCGCAACGGAAATTGAAATTACATTTCCATCCTTTTACAAGACTAATTATTCTTTTGCCAAACAGACTTACTATGCTTTTTTCAGCGAGAAATTGGGATTATGTATTACTGAAGGTTTTACTTATCAAACTACACCGGAAAGTTCAATGATTATTTTTAAAGAATTGGTACTTTGCGACAAATCAGAAGTAGAGCAAGTATTCAAAGCTAATCAAAAGTTTTTTGAAACCACTATGAAAGGAATTGAAGTTTTAGAATTATGAAGTTTCCATTAATCAACGA